TTTAGCTTCTAAAGAAAAATTAATTACACGGATGGCAGATAATTTTTTAAAGTATCGAGCAGATGTTTTAGCTGATGCTGAAAGAGGTGGAGCGGTTTGTCAGATTTTTAGAAAGGCAGGCGGTCGTATTGGATTTCAAGTTGGTGGTAATCCAGGATGTGTTGGTGAAGTAGAAGAAGCTTTAAAAAGAAATCCTAAAAAGTTTGCTCAAGATATGAACAAGACAGAAGGAGTTGCATCTACAATAAAAGATAAAGGTACAAAATTTTTAACAGCATTAAAAGAAAATCCTAATTTACTTAAAGGTGGGTTAGCAGGTAAAATTGCCCTGGGCCTTGGTACCGTAGCCGCGGGTGCTGGAGCTGGTGCATTAGTTAAACAATTTAGAAACGATGACCCGAGTACATATTTAACTAATGAGGGTCAGATGGAAGGAATGATTATTTCTGACGTAGAAGACAGAGGTGAATATGTTGAAAACAATCTTTTATTAGACAATCAATTTAAAGTAGAACTTGCTGGAGCAGCAGCGTTAACTGCACCAATTGCTGGAAAAGTTTATAGAACAGCTAGAGGTGTTGGTGAAGCTGGACCATTACCAGAAGGAGTTGGTAGAACACGAGCAGCTTTAGGATTAAGTAAAGGTGTTCTTGGAAAAGGTTTATGGGCATTAGGTGCACCGATCGTAGCACTACCATCAACAGTTGGTTATATAGCACAAGATGTTAGAGCAGGCAAAGATGCAGAAGAAATTGCAACAAACCCATTAAATTATTTAGGTGCAGCATTTATGAACCCTGCAGTAAAAGCTTTAGGTAAAGCCGGAGCGTCAAGAGGATTATTAGGAATAGCGTCATTAGGTTTAGCAGGAACAGCTGCTGCTCCACTTTTACCTGCACTATCAATTGGTGCTGGATTAGCGACACTTGGAACATTGGGTTATCAAGGTTACAAAGCACTTACTGGTAGAAACAGATCAGATGAGGATTTTTTTAGATAATGAGTATAGTAAACGCAGCTAAATTTTTAATGAAAAAAAGTCCCGATACAAGAAGATTGTTTCGAGGAGAAGAGCCAAATAAAACAACGGAAAGTTTAATGAGTGTATTATATAGTCCAAAATTAAAAGGTAGATTCTTTTTTGATAATCCTGTGGATGCTAGATATTATGCACAACGTGAAGGCACTTTAACTGGTAATGTTTATTCGGTAGACGTTCCACAAAAAATCGTAAACATAGGTAAAAAAGTAGCAAGGAGAAGAGAAGGACCTAATTATGGTAGTGAAGTTATTTTACCTAAAAGATTTTTACCTAAAGTAGAATTAGACTATATTCAAACTATTGCAGCTAGATTAAGGGCTACATTAGATTTTTTAAAAAACAGGGTAGTATGAAAAACAAAACACTTGTGATAAATATGCAACACGTCAAATGGAAGGAAATACCACCACTTAAAGGACCTGACTCACAAGGGTTGAATGTTCCTACAAAACAAGCTACAACAATCAAGAACTCGGAGAATATAAATGGCAGATATAGACAAAGCCCTACCAAACGTAGAGACTGAAATTAAAGTACCAGGTGATGACGAAGTTTTGGAGATGGAAAAAGAAACCATCGAAGAACAAGTTGGTCCCGATGATATACAAGTAACTCAAGAAGAAGATGGTGGAGCAACAATTAACTTTGATCCTGAAGCAGTTAATCAACCAGGAACTAATGGACACTTTGACAATTTAGCAGAATTATTACCAGAAGAAGTTTTGGGTAAATTAGGTTCTGAACTTGCAGCTAATTACATGCAATATAAATCTTCTAGAAAAGCATGGGAAGATAGTTATACAAAAGGTTTAGATCTTTTAGGATTTAAATACGAAAATCCAACACAACCGTTTCAAGGAGCAAGTGGTGCAACGCATCCAGTTCTTGCAGAAGCAGTTACACAATTTCAAGCACAAGCTTACAAAGAATTACTACCGGCTACAGGTCCTGTGCACACACAAATAATTGGACTTACAAATAGAGCTAAAGAAGAGCAATCAAACCGAGTTAAAGAATTCATGAACTATCAGCTCATGGATGTGATGAAAGAGTACGAACCCGAGTTCGACCAAATGCTTTTTTATCTCCCTCTTGCCGGCTCTGCGTTCAAGAAGGTTTATTATGATGAACTGCTTGGCAGAGCCGTCTCAAAATTTGTACCGGCTGATGATTTAGTTGTACCCTACACTGCAACATCTTTAGAAGATGCTGAAGCTGTAGTTCACATGATTAAAATGTCAGAAAACGAATTAAGAAAAAAACAAGTTTCAGGTTTTTATCAAGACATAGAATTAACACCTGGTTACAATGAAGAAACAGAAGTAGAAAAAAAAGAAAGAGAATTAGAAGGGATTAAAAAAACTAGAGACGAAGATATTTTTACACTTTTAGAAATTCATACCGACTTAGATTTAGAAGGTTTTGAAGATAAAGACTCAACAGGAGAACCAACAGGAATTAAACTTCCATATATTGTAACTCTTGAAATGGGTAGCAGACAAATATTATCAATTAGAAGAAACTATCAAGCTAATGATCCACAAAAACTTAAAATAGAATACTTTGTACATTTTAAATTTTTACCTGGATTAGGTTTTTATGGTTTTGGATTAATTCATATGATCGGTGGTTTGTCTAGAACGGCAACTACTGCGTTAAGACAACTACTAGATGCGGGTACATTAAGTAATTTACCTGCAGGATTTAAACAACGAGGAATACGAGTAAGAGACGAAGCACAGGCTATACAACCCGGCGAATTCAGAGATGTAGATGCACCTGGAGGAAGTATCAAAGATGCATTTATGCCTTTACCTTTTAAAGAACCCTCACCAACATTATTACAGTTGATGGGTATTGTGGTACAGGCAGGGCAACGATTTGCCGCCATAGCTGACATGCAGGTCGGTGACGGCAACCAACAAGCAGCTGTTGGTACGACCATAGCTCTCTTAGAACGTGGTTCCAGAGTCATGTCAGCCATACATAAAAGATTGTATGTGGCGATGAAGTGTGAATTTCAATTATTAGCAGGAGTTTTTAAAACTTACATGCCTGCAGAGTATCCTTATGATGTAGTAGGTGGTCAAAGAAATATAAAACAAACAGATTTTGATGATAAAATAGATATTATTCCTGTTGCAGACCCAAATATTTTTTCTCAATCACAAAGAATTAGTTTAGCACAAACAGAACTACAACTTGCGATGTCAAATCCGCAAATGCACAACTTATATGAAGCTTTTCATGCAATGTATTCGGCAATTGGAGTAAAAAATATTGATAAAATACTTCCGCCACCACAACAACCACAACCAATAGACCCTGCAGCAGAAAATATTCTTGCAATGAGCGGAAAACCGTTCCAAGCTTTCAAAGGACAAGACCATCAAGCGCACATTACTACCCATTTAAACTTTATGGCGACTAATATTGCTCGAAATAACCCGGTTGTAATGGCTGCATTAGAAAAAAACATTTTTGAACACATTTCTTTGATGGCACAAGAGCAATTAGAGGTAGAATTTAGAGAAGAAATTGCAAAATTAATGCAATTACAACAAGCAATGCAACAAAATCCAATGTTGCAACAAGATCCGCAAATTCAACAGCAAATAATGTCATTGTCAATGAGTTTAGAGTCTAGAAAAGCTAAATTAATTGCAGAAATGACTGAAGAATTTAAAAACGAAGAAAATAAAATTATGGGCGAGTACAATGGAGATCCAATTGCTAAATTAAAGGCAAGAGAACTTGATTTAAGAGCTATGGATGACTCTGCTAAACGTGATCAAGCTCAAGAAAAGATTAATTTAGACAGATCTAAGCAATTAATGGGTCAAAAACAGTTTGATGAAAAATTAGATCAAAATCAAGAATTAGCTGAATTAAGAGCTGATACGTCATTAACTAAACAAATGATGTCTCAAGAAGCTAAAATGATGAATGATATGATGAAACAAACAGATGTTAGGATCTTGAAAGGTCCTAAAAGATAGTGTAATAAACTAATAAGGAGAAAACTATGGGAAAAGGAAAAACATTCTTTACAAAAAATAATCCAAATTATGTTGGAGAAGTTGTATCTGATACGCCAAAAGCAGATGGTAAAAACACTCTTTCAGTTAATTCGGATGGTTATGCAAAAGAAGTTGAAGTTAAAATTCCTTTGGGTGAACCAACAGTTAACAAAGTTGGTGGTCAAAGAAGAATGTTAGCTTCTAAAAAATCTACTGTTAAGTGGTATTAGTATGTGGTTCAGTGCTATTAAATTAGCGATAAACGCTGGCAGTAAGATTTATGCTAATCGTCAAAGAACGAAGATGGCAATGTCTGACGCGCAGTTAATGCACGCAGAAAAACAAGCTCGAGGTGAGGAAGCTTACCAAGGCAAACTTTTAGAGGCCCGTCAAAACGACTACAAGGATGAGGTCGTTTTAGCGATTCTTACGTTGCCCATATTGGTG